CCACACGAGCGCGGCAGCGATGACGACAGCGGCGATCAAACCATTGCGACCGAGTCTGGCGCGTTGGTAGTACGCGACGGCGACAATAGCCAGGGCGATCATCTGCGTCTGGGAGAGCGGGAAGCCTTGCGCGGGGAGAGCCGGCGGTTGTGCAGGGGCTGGGGACGGACCCATCATTGTGATCATGTAGTACTCTATGCTGAGATTAAAATCACAGAAAATATAGGGACATATGGCTGAATCATTATGGGACACTTTACCACTTGAGTTACAGGAAATCATCTTTCAAAAGTCTGTCGATTTGTGTCGCCAGGAGTGGCTTGAACAGGGGCGCGTGAAGCACGAGAGGCAAAAGAAGAAACAAGGTCGTGGCACGTTGTCTGTCGAGATGATTGAGCATCTGCGTCAGCACACGGACACCATAGAAATTTTGAATTGGGGATATGCGCTCGAACTAAGGGAACTCGAGACCAAGATCGACCCTCCGGTAGACGAACTATCACGAATTGAAGATTATGATTATCACGACTATTACGACACTTTCTTACAGAGGTGCGTTGACTGGATGAAGGACGACACGAACCGTGACGAGTGGGCGGTTCCAGGACCCGATCATTTCCTGAACATGTACACCCGACTTTTGGATTTCCGTAACAAGCACGGGCACGTGAACATTCTGTCCCAGGATGACGGTGCGCCTGGACTCTACCTCTGGTTGGAACTCCAGAAGGATCCAGACACGAGTCTCAGTCGTGAGCGCCGACACGCCCTTCAGTCCGCGGGTATACGTCTCCCAAGAGCAAGAGCACGCCAATAAAAAAAATCTACGTATACATTACAAAACAAAATGGTGAACACCGAAAAGAAGCCCCGCAAGACCCGATCCAACAAGGGCGTGAAGCGTGGTCCGCGACCGGCGACTCTCGCCAAGCTCGCCGAAAGAGAACGTGAACTCAAGAACAACGCGCTTCAAGCGACGTTGGCGTTCCAAAAGATTCTTAACAAGAAGTCCAAGGCGAGACCCGTGACGTACGTTCGCGGTGAAAAGAAGATTGTCCGCGAAGAGAAGATGCGTGAACGCGAATTGAACAAGCAAGCGTTGAAGGCGACGCGAATGTTCCAACGAATCCTTAACAAGAAGCGCGCTCCACCGACCGCCGCTTCCCTCGAAGCTCGTAGCGAGAAGAAGCGCCAGCAGCTCCAGCTCAAAGCCGAGAAGAAGCTCCAGCGCGAAGCCGAAAAAGACGCCGAACGAGCGACGCGCAAGTTTCAGCGCATGCTCAACAGGAAGGTCGCCCCGCCGAAAGCCAGTGCCGCCTACAAGCGTGGCATGAAGAAGCTCCAGCGTGAAGCGAACAAGGACGCTGAAAAGGCGACCCGCAAGTTCCAACGCATCCTCAACAAGAAGGTCGCCCCGCCGAAAGCCGACGTGGCTTATGCACGCGGTTTGAGAAAGCTCGAGCGCGAATACAACGAGAACGCTATGAAGGCGACGCGTATGTTCCAACGCGTTCTTAACAAGAAGGTTGCTCCGCCGAAGCCTCGCAAGACCCGATCCAACAAGGGTATGAAGCGTGGTCCGCGACCGGCGACTCTCGAGAAGCTCGAGAAGAAGGCGAGAAACGATGCTGAACGAGAATCCAAGCGACTTGAAGAAGTCTTGAAGCTCATCGCGAAGCGTCGCAGCCTCACCAACGATCAAAAGTCACAAGCTCTCATCAACAGGGCGGCCATGAGTGCCAAGAACCTTCGTGCCAAGTACATTATCGTTCAAAAGCGTGCCAAGGAGGCTGCTGCCGCGAACAAGGCTGCTGCCCCGAAGAAGACTGCCGCCGCGAACAAGGCGAAGAAGTTGGTCAACAACATCCCGAATTACATGAAAGTCGCCGAAGGTAGCCGCCGCCGCCGATCCAAGGTGAACAACCTCAACTAAATGACAGAGTCCATTCGTGGAAAAAATCACATTTTTACAAATGATTGTACGTTTGTAAAATTGTGTTCGAATGATTTGTGTGTATATGATTACGAGCCGTACAAAACACCGGCGAGCCCGTCTTTTACCTTGAGAATATTCCAGTTGACCCCGTAGACTCTGTGTTGCGTGTTGGCGTTGCCGTGCGGGTTGTAAATTTGAAGCTTCGAATTGTCCAGTCGAGAGTAGTTCAGGCTACCGGACGGACTGGATTTGTTCAGGTAGAGAGCGAACGGCCAGGTGAACGTCGGGCTATTGTCCAACCCCATGTTCGGGAGCGTCGTGCAGTGCGTGAGCGGAACCGTCGTGTGGTGGAACACATTCGAGGTTTCTTCGAACAACGGCGTACCGTTGATGTAAAGCGTCGATTTGTCGAATGAATATTGCGTCGACCAGTGACCACCAGTGCCCGCACCGGACGCGATGTGCAACGCCATGACGGGGTGATTGAACGTGGACAAATCAATTTCAGTCTCGGACTGGCTGGAGAGTTGATATTGTACCTGCCTGATCAAGAGCTCGTGCACGTTGTCGACGAACCACTTGCGTTCGTCCGTGTCCAGTGTGGCGTACGTGCAGTAAATCTTCGGCGTCGCGCGCGGGGTGAACCCGTCGCGGCACTTGATCTTGAGCGTCACCGAACTGTAGGCCATGCACACGAGCGGAAGGCTCTTGGTCCAGTCGTCGCTGAACCAGAACGGAATGGTGTAGCAATCGGCGTATCCCGATTCCGCACCGTAGGCGTTCTCGAGGGTGTCACCCGTGAGTTGTGCACCGGACGCCTTGGCTTCGGTGGAGTTGTAAAGAAGGTTATGCACACCGTTGATGTACAAAGAATCGAGCGAGCACACCATCTGTCCCCCGATCCATAACTCGAACGTCGTCGGACGCTGACCGGCGTTCGATGAGAAGAGACCCGTTGAGTTTTGTCCTGCGGTACCGATGCGCGGAGCTTCGATGTGGATGTGTGTCAAGAGATCGCCCTTGACCGGGATTTCACACGTCACCGATCCGGTGGCGGAGAAGCTTCCGATGTAGTCCACACGCTGGGTGTTTACGGCAAAGTTCGTGTACTTACGATACACTTGGCGCCAGTAAGAAATTTCCGGTTTCGATGTCAAGTGAATGTCTTGCACTCCCGTGGAAATCACGTCGACCAACGCAGCACTCATGTTGATTACTATTAGTCTAAGATAAAAAAAAGAGGCGTCATTCTTTCACGCAAGAAACATGGTCACGTTCCAGGTGATCTCCTGGGATGACCGAGACGAGGACGACAAGCACCTGATCTCGCTCTACGGGAAGACGCAGGATGGACGATCGGTCTGTGTGACGACTCCCTATGTCCCGTATTTCTTCGTCAAGTTCCCTAGCGACTGGTCGACATCGGACGCGCACGTGTTCATTCGAACCATGGAGTCCAAGTGCAAGGGTGCCCTTGTGGGACATGAGTTCGTCGAACGCAAAGACATGTGGGGCTTTCAGAACGGTGAGGTGTCAAAGTTCGTGCGCCTGGACTGTCAGACACTCAAGGCTCGACGTTTGTTGGACTGGAAGATTCGCGACCAGTTCCCTAAGGTCGAAGCCTTCGAAGCCAACCTTGACCCGGTGTTACGCTTCATGCATGAGACAAATATTCAAGCGACCGGCTGGGCACGTGCTGAGGAAGGGACGAACCCGTCGTTCGTCGCTCACGTCGACGTCGATCTGTGGATGGACGACTGGAGACACCTCCGCCCGGTCGAACGCGACGACGTCGCCCCGTTCGTCATCGCCAGTGTTGACATCGAAGCGTACAGTAAGTCACACAAATTTCCAAATCCACAAATCCGAGATGATGCGTGTTTTCAAATCGGCGTCACCCTGTGTCACATCGGCACCGACACACCCTACGACGAAGCGATCTTCTGTTTCGGTCAGACGACTCCGGTGAAGGGTGTGCGCACCGAGAGCTTCGCGACCGAAGCCGGCATGCTCGCGGCGTTCAGGGATTATGTCCACGAGAAAAACGTCGACGTCATCACCGGGTGGAACATCTTCGGTTTTGATTTGGACTATCTGTACACTCGAGCACTCATGACCAACTGTTCAAAATTTTTCAACCTCGGTCGACGTCGAGGGTTCTCGAGTAAAATCGTGGAGAAGAAACTTTCGAGTTCAGCCTTGGGTGATAACGTGTTGAAACTCTTGCCGATGCCCGGTCGATTCGTGTACTGCATGTTCCAAGAAGTGAAACGAAATTTCAAACTCGATTCTTATTCGCTGAACAACGTCTCGCTCGTGTATTTAAACGATTCCAAGATCGATATGCCGGCGAGGGAGATGTTCGCCAGGTTTGAACGACAACACCCGACGGAAATGTCAGAGGTCGCTGAGTACTGTGTGAAGGACACCATTCTCCCTCATCGCATATGCAAGCGTTTGTGTCTGGACGTCAACTTACTCGAGATGGCAAAAGCGTGCTGGGTGCCACTGTCGTATTTGTGCGAAAGAGGGCAGCAGATCAAGGTGTTCAGTCAGGTGTGCAAGAAGGCGCGCGAGCTCGGATTCCTCGTGAAGACCATTCGAACCAAGGACGATCCGGGATCGTACGTCGGCGCGACTGTCTTGGATGCACAGAAGGGTGCCTACTACAAAAACCCGATCACAGCGTTAGATTTCGCGTCCCTGTATCCGAGCATCATGATGGCACACAACATTTGCTACTCGACGTTGGTGATGGACGAACGATACGATAATCTACCGGGTGTGGAGTACGACGAATTCCAAGTCGCCGGGGTCACGTTACGGTACGCACAAAAAGTGCCTTCGATCTTACCGAGTATTTTGTCAGACCTGAAACAATTCCGCAAGGCGGCGAAGAGACAGATGGCACAAGCCGAAGGATTCATGAAACAGGTGTTCGATGGTAAGCAGTTGGCGATGAAAATCAGCATGAACTCTGTGTACGGCGCGACCGGGACGAGCGTGGGTATCCTCCCGTGTGTGTTCAAGGGATGCATGGCGCTCGCGGCGACCGTCACCACGAAGGGTCGATCGATGATAGAGGATACGAAGAATTTCGTCGAGGCAAATTTTCCAGGTGCCGTCGTGAGGTATGGAGGTAAGTTTCAGACAGTCATCGCGTGCGCGACCTAAACTAACTTTTTTTACAGACACGGATTCCGTCATGGTTGAGTTTGATTGTCAAGGTCGGACGGGCATGGACGCGATCGAATACTCATGGATGCTCGGTGAACAGGCATCCGCGGGGGCGACGAAACTGTTCCGCGCCCCGAACGATTTGGAGTTGGAAAAAATTTACCACCCCTTCCTCTTGTACTCAAAAAAGAGGTATGCCGCCAAGATGTATGAGATGGGCAAGTCCGGGAAAGTCGAGTTCAAAAAGATCGACATCAAAGGTTTGTCACTGGTTCGTCGAGACACGACCAAACACTGTCGGGGCGTGTGTCGAGAACTATTGGACGTGATTCTGAATTCATCCGATCCACAACCGGCGATCGAC